AATTCAGTTATTAGTGATACTGCCGACTCCATCAGTCTTGCTTATTAGAAGCTCCAAAGTAAAAACTAATAACAGCACTTGCTAAACCACCAAGATAACCTAATACTAGGTTTATTAGAGCCTCACTATTCTGCTCTGGTGGTTGTAGTGTTACTAAGAATATATAGGCTAAGAATCCACCTACTGTGGCTACACCCATAATTCTAGCTGTCCAATCTTTTGAAAATTTTCCTCTAGCATCTTGCGTATCAGCTACTTCTAGTTTAAATACGTCTACTTCTAGCTCTTTCATTTGTACTTCAAAGTCATTCTCAGCTTTTTTAAGTTCTAACATTTGTTCAGGTGTTGCTTCAGCTACAGCTTTTTCTATTGCTTTAGGATTGTTAGGGCAACCTAAAACATCGGCTATCATATTAGCAGCCATACCACCCATAGGACCACCTAAAGCAGTACCTAATGTTGGAGCTACAGCACCTACTATATTTTTTAACATATCTTTCATATTATTCTCTCTCTAAAGTTAATGTTCCCTCTAACATACCATCAATAGAACTTAGCACCCATTCAGGTACATCATCTACTAATATATTCTCCTTCTCAGCTTTTTGTAAATGTAAGCTGATTAAACTTTCATATAAACCTCTAAACTGTTCTCTAGTTACCCAAGGCTCATCACACTTGGCTCTAGCTTTACAATCAAGCTTATATGCCCTGTCTAAATCTGTTTCTAAGTAGAGCAGCATTCTCTAACCATAGTTTGTAACTCAACACTACGTCTACCTACTTGTCTAAACCAACGACTGTCTTCCATTTGTACAGCCATCTCTTCCCAGTCATGTGTACGACAAGCTGCTAACATCTTTTTAAATTTACTAAATCTCGTACCACCTAGATTAAAACACATATTAACTACAACACGTTGTATAATCTCTGGTAAGTTTTTAAAATCTTCTTCGCCTATAACATGCATAGTTTCTTTTAAATGTTTATCAAAATCACTTTCATAGTACATGTCTACTACTTCTTGAGGAACAGCAGTACCAACTTCCCAATTGTATTCAGGGTCTTCTGGTTGGCATAGATGTCCGACACCAAGAGTTTTATAGCCTAAACTATCCATGTATATTTCTAACACTTCACCTTCGTGTCTTTTTATTTCAGCTTTACATTTTTCTATGTTCATAACTAATCCTTTTGAATATAATATTTATTGTTTTGTAATTTAGTTAAAAATTCATCTTTAACTGGTACACTATCTCTAAGTAATATAAAGTTTGGAACTTTATCTGGGTTTCTAAAATTAGGAGTTGTTTTAACTACGTCTACTTTTTGTCTTCTTAAAAAATCATCAACAGCAGGAGTAATACCTGTTATATAATTATCTTTATTTAACATATCATCTTTAAACTGTTGTAGCTGTTTAGACTTACTTATCTCTCCTTGTTGTAGTAATCCTGTTTTCTTTGTTGTTTTAAAATCTTTTATTTCTTTATCTAAAGCTTTTAATAAAGACTTGTTAGGTTTATCAGCATTTAAAACTTTATTTTTAGAAATACTTAACAAGTTTTTAAAAGAAGAAATATCTGATACATCTAATCCATATACAGAACCTTTCTCACCTGTAAATTTTACTACATTGTCTATACTAGGATTAGTAAACACTCCTCTTTGTAGTGCTGGATTAGGTGTTTTAGTTCTTCTATATGAAGGTATTATTTCTTTTAAACCTCTTTCACCTGAACCATGATAAAGTATTTTAGGAACAGCTCGTTTTTCTAAAACTTCTTCTCCTACTTCTTTAACTACTTTACCACCTTTTAATATTCCTACACCACCTAATAATTCTACAATAGGTGCTACCATTCTAAGTCCCGGTTCATTTCTAATTTCTTCAGGTATTTCTATTTCTTCGGTGCTACCATCTTCATAAGTTCTTACTGATTTATTACCTACCTTTTGTATATCTACAATAGAGCCTCTATTAAATCCAAGCCTAGCCATCTGGTCAGAGTAAGGTGCTCCAGTAAAAGGGTCTACTCTATCTGCTGGGTCTTCTTTAGTGTCGGGTACTTCTGGTCCTGATACTAAGCCTCCTTCAACTTTTTGTTGTCTTGTAAATCTTTTAGGTCTTTTTAATATTTTTATTACTTCTTTTTCTTTTTCATTTAAATCATCTTCATATTGTAATAAAGGTAATATACTTAATTGATTATATAACTTTTTGTAACTACTTTTAAACTCATTAAAACTTACACCAGTATAAGCTGCTGAGTTATATAAAGTTATTAATTCTTTTTCAGTTAATCTAATGGGTTGAAAATTATTATCATAAGAAGATAATCCATTTTTTTCTACCACTCCTAGTCCTTCACCACTTACTTTTTTAACAGCTTCTTTAATATCATCATTCCTAATACCTAAAATTCTAGCTCCTCTAATTGCTCTATTTAAAGTTACATAGTCTCTGTAATAAGCTCTATTAGCTATTAAATAATTTTCTAAAGCTTCTTCAATAGTTTCTACTTTATATTCATTTAATAAATCTTTAGTATCTTTATAGTTTGTATTAAAATCTTTTACTTTAAAAAATAAATTTGTTTTTAAATTTTCGGTATTAACTGAAGTATAATTTAAACCTGTTAATTTACCTACAAATTCTTCTACAAATTCTTCTCCAGATAATTCTCCTTCTTGTAACTCTCTAGTATATTCAGCTCCCTCTCTTAAAAATCTTGGTAATAAAACTTCTCCTATATATTTTGATGTCGCTAAAAAATTTTGCATAAAACTTTGTTGTGGGTTAGTTCCTTCAATAGGATTACCATTTTCATCTTTACCATTATATGCATCTACTAATCTTTGAGTAAATAAAGGTTGGTCAGTAAAAGGAGCTAAAAATGTTTTTAAAGACTCCCTACTTGCATTAGCTATTTTATTATCTATAGAATCTAACGAAGATTCAGGGTCAAATATTTCATTTGTAAAAGCATTAAAAACATTTAAAACTGGAGCATTAGGGTCTGAAAAAGTTAAATCTACAAATGATATATTACCAAATTTATCACGTTTATATCCTATAGTTCCATTCTTTGACCAAGGTGGTAATGCTAAATCTTTTATAGCCTGTTCTTCCTCATCACTAACACCAAATGCATATTTAGTAAATCTATTAACACCCTCACTACCTAAATAACCTACAGTCATTTGACTAGCTAATCTTTGATAACCTCTTTCAATTAAGTCTGGATTACCTGACCTAATTTCTTCCATACCTCTCATTAAAGTATGATAATTATTTCTCCATCTTTCTGCAAAGAAAGAATAAAAGTTACCAAATACAGGCACTTTTCTTAATTCTCTAGCTCCTAAAGGAACTAAATTATAAGTAGGGAAAGTATTTCTAATAATAGTAGCTGCTTCTCTTTCTAATTCATCTATACTTCTATTAGGAAATGCTTTTTTAAGAACATTTAATTCTTTTTGAAAAGAAGCTATTCTCCATATATCATCCTCTGCAACATAAGTTTTATTAAAAGTATCTGTTACTTTATTAAATAATTTTTTAGCACCACTATAAGCTTGACTAGCAAATGCTCTATCTAATCTTTTTACCCAATTAGTATCTGTTAAATTTTCATTTATTAATTTTTTAAATTCACCTACTCTAACATTTTGATTTACTATGCCGAGATTTTGATACTTAACATATAACTCCTCTAATGCTTTATTTTTGTTAGGAGTTCTAGCATACAACTCATTTGTTAAAGTTTTAAAAGCATTTCGAGTTTCTTTACTAAAAGGGTTTAGTCCATTTTGTGCCATAATAATGCCACCACCAATAGTATTACGAGCATGAGTTGTAAAACTATATACAGTTGCAAAAGCTTGTCCTACACCTTTTGCAGCTAATAAAGGAGATAATAAAAATCGTTCAATATTACCAATAGAAGAAGTTTTTTCAAAAAACTTAGCTATTTGTTTAGTGGTTCTCATTCCATCTAACGCACCAAATTGTTTACCTTGAATAACTCCGGATGTTCTAGTTCTTGTTACTGCATCGGTTGTTTCTTTAAAAAACCATTTATCTTTACCTTTAGTATATAAATCATCATACATTTTAGCATCAGACAAATATTTTCCAAGAGTTTCTATTGTGGTAAAAACAGTTTTTCCTATGTCTTCAGTTTCTCTTTGTCCAAAAAATTTACGTAAAGGTTCATCTATTTCTTTTCTAGTTTGAAATAAAACATCTGCTTTTTTAAATCCATGAACTTTATCTAAATAAAAGTCCATATTTTTTCTATCACCTAATAAACCCTCTACAATTTCTTTAGCCTCATCTCTATATTTATTTATGCTTAATTTTGCAGTATCTTCAAATATAGAAGTTTGAATAACCCTACCAGCTAATTTTTCAGCAATACTTTCAACTGCTCCATCTATAACATCTTGACTTGGTTTATAACTAGGATTCTCAAAATATTCATAACTTCTTCTTAAATATTTACCTATATTACTTCTGATAACAAATTTTAAATCTTCAGGTACATTTTTTTGTTCTAATAATAAATTACTTAAATCATCTATAGTATCTCTAGTTCTTAAAGCTACACTCTGTAATCCTTCAGGTAATTCTTTTAATTTTATATTACCAGATAAATAATCTTCTAACATTTTAGTAACCTGAGAACCACTAAATTCACCTTCTTTTACAAGCTGTTTAGATTGATAAGTTAAATCATCTAATAAATTTTTTGCTTGTTTTTCAAATCCAGCTTTTGCTAATTCACCATCTAAAATAATGTTATGCATTTCAGAATTATAATAACCCCTAGAAGTAAAATATTTTCTTCTTTTATTTCTAATAAAATTTAAAACTTTAGTAGCTTGTCTTTTAATACCACGACCTTCTAAAGGTATGTCTACAAAAACATCATCATCTACTTTATCTTTAATTTTATTAAGAGTAAAAGGTTCTAGTTTTTCTTTTAAAGGAGCTAACATTCTTTTAAATCCTTCTTTTAATTCTGAATTACTTTTTATTCTTTTTAATACTTCAGCTAACTTATCTTTAGTAAGAGACACAGCTTTTAAGCTTCCTCCTATAATACCAGTAAAAACTGCACCATCTAATAATAGAGTTAATCTTCGTTGAGTAGAACTACTATCTTCATCAGCATCTAAATATTCAAAAAAGTCTCCAACAAAACTATCGTCTAATACAGTATTTTCTATATTTTCATTAATATATTTAGCAACCATAAATACTTCAGGGTCATCTGCAAATAAAACTTGAGATGATATTTCAGCAGCAGCTAAATCTTTAGCTAGTTCAATTTTTTTAGCTGTTAAAAGTTTTTTAGTGTCTGCTTTTTTACCTGTTCTTTTTAAAGCATCATCAGCTCGAGTACCAAATAAGTTTCTAGCTCTACGAAATACACTTACAAAAGGTGCTATAGTTACTGCTCCAGTTCCTATAATACCTTCTGGTTGTTGAATAGTATCTCCATCATAAATATCAACACCTACTAATGGTCTTAATAATGTAGCTGAACCTTTATCTATTCTTTTATTACTATCTTTTTCTATTTGATTTACTAATTCACTATAAGAAATATTTTTATCTTTAGCAATTTTTTCTAAAGTTTCTCTTTGTCCATAAGTGTTTAATTTTAAAGCAGCTTCACTTACTAATTTTGCACCACCTGTAAATAATTCATTAGCTATACCACCAACAGTTCTTCTATAATTTTTTAAAGGCATGTTATCGCCTATCCAATCTTGATAAGTTGGTTCAAATTGTTTTTTATAAAAGTCTGGGTCTGTTTCTAAAAGGTCAGGTTTTATTTCAGGAGATACAATATTTTTTATTTCAGAACTTAAAGGTTCACTAGAATTTTTAGTAGCAATATCTACAAATTCTGCAAATCCAAATTCTTTTTTGTAAGTGGGATTATTATTATAAAGTCTACGTAATTCTTCTAAATCGTTTACTGACTTTAAATTATTTTCATACTTATATTTTTCGTATAAAGATGACATTATTATTTATAACTTAATTCCTAATGGGTTTGAGTTTTCATCATCAATATCGTTAGCAAATGCTATTGCAATATTATATTGTTGTGTAACATATGCTTGTTGTTGTAAATTTCTAAATAGTTGTTTACTATCTCCTAATAGTGTTTGATTTTGATTTATCTCTTCTATACTCTTACCCTCAATAGCTGTCTGAACTTCAACAGGTAAGCTAGTTATATCAATAGCTGATAATTGAATATCATTAGTAAGGCTTGGATTATCATCTATCATACCATATACTACTGCCATTCTTGACGCAACAATTTCTGCTTTTACTGTTGCCATATCAACACCACCAACAGCTTTTCTTTGTATTTCTGCAATATAGTCTTCTATAAATTCTTGTCTTTCTCTTTCTAATACCTCAGTACTTTTACCGTTATTTTTATTTTCATCAATCATAGCTGTTAAATCAAATATAGTATTAGCTTTATCAATAGTATCTTGACTTAAATCTTCAATACCTAATGCAGTTCGTTTAGCTTTATTTAATCCTCTTTCCCAACTTTGATATTCTATAGAATCTTTATTTTCAGGTTCAGGAGAATATTCTTTATATCTTGCTTCAGCATCATCAAGTTTTAATAAATTAATTTTAGTATTAAATCCTTCTTCATATGCTGCAATAGCGTCTTGAGCAGCTTGATAAGTCATATTATTTGCTCTCCATTGTTCTCTAACTCCTCTTCTCAATCTTAAACTATCTTGGTCACTTTCATTTAAACCACTATTATTTAATAAAGTATTTAAATCTGCACCACTAATTTTTAAACCTTCAACATCTCCTCTTTCTTGTTGAATACGAGCTACATCCTCTGCAGTATATGTTAATATTCTTTTTTGATTAGCTTGTCTTCTTCCTTTTAATTCTTCTACTTTATCAGCATACTCTTGTTTATCTTTACCAATACCTATAGCTCCAAATGCTTTGTGTACTAAACTTACATTAGCAGGTGCAGCAATTTGTTCTTGTTGTGCTCTATAATAATCCATATAAGGTTTTGTAAATTCTTCTTTAGTAGTAATAGATTTATCTATATTATTATATTGTTTCATAAACTCATCATTTTGTGTGTTTGCATACTTTGTCATCCATTTAAGTTTATAATTTGCAATATCTCCACCTTGTAGACTCATTAATTCTTTTTCTTGACTATGTGCATCATTAAAAGCTTGTTCAGCATCAGCTCTATAATAATTTAAAGCCCCCTTCTTTTGAATATTTTCATATTGATTTGATAAATTAACTCTTTTAGTCCATTGATTATTTAACTTAGCAACTTCTAAAGTTTTATTTCTTTCAAGTTCTTCTAATTGTTTTCTAACTTTACTTTGCATAGCAGCTTCTTTAGCATTAAAAAATAAAGATGCTATTAAAACATTTCTAGCTCTATTATCTTTTTTATCTCTACCAGATAGATAAGCTCCAATAAGCTCACCTGTTTGTGAACCCGGATTTTTATCTAATAAACTTTTTAAAAAATCTGACATCTTATTCCCCTCTTGCTAATAAACTATTACTTTTTTCTTTTTTTACTTTATCTAATAAACTTTGTGGTATTTTAGTTTCTTCAATAACTTCTCTAATTTCTGCAGGAACTGATTGTGGATTAACTCTATTAGCAGCTTGTTTTCTAATATTATCTAATTCATTTATACCACCCTGTAAAGTTTGTAATTGTTTTTCTGGTGACATTTCTTTAACTGTTACATCATCTTCTGAATCTAAAACATAATCTATTTCTGCTTTTTCTGCTAAAGCCATAATCATAAACATAGTTGGTTCCATCATTAGTGTCATTAAATCTGGATTCCATTTACCTTCTAAGAATCCTGAATAAAGAACACTAGAAGCAATATCAATAACACCTACACCATTACTTAATGATAATAACATATTAGTAACTGTTTCTGGTACTGTAAGCTGTTCAAAGATATACATCATAGTTTCTCTAGGGTTAGTATACTCTGCAGGTTTTTCCCAATTATAAGGTTGGTCTGGTGCGTTAGTTAAACTTTGTCCCGGAATAGCTCTGCCTTTTTCAAAACTATCGGATATAAATTTTGTTGCTTTTTCTGATATTGCCATAATATTATCCTATGAATATGATTGTGCTTGTCCTATTAAAAATTGTGGAGATAAAGTTCCAACTAGCATACTATTATTTAAATTTTGAAAAGTAAAACCTTGATAATCTGGTATTTGATTTTGAACTTCTGCTAAGTATGCATTTTGTGAAGCTTCCGTTTGTGGTTGTGGAGCTACACCACCACTAATAAATGGTTCTTCTGGTTTTCCTTGTATTGCACTAATTGCTAATGCAGAACCGGTACTTTTAGCAATGTCAGGAATAAAGTCATCTCCAACAAATTCTTTAGTTTTTTGCATAGGATTCTGTGTAAACTCTTTTATACCTTCACCTAAATTTACAATATTTTGTCTAACTTCTTGACCTAACGTTGGTCCTTTAGCTGCAGCCTCTGCAACTCTTGCAGAAATATCTCCTTTTAATGAAGCATCTCCTTTTAAACCTACTCCACCTTCAAATATGTTTTCACCAAAATCAATAACTAAATCTGGAGTATTAACAAGTTTTTCTACAGCTCCTGATACAGTACTATCTACAACTGCTACATTTGTTGCATCTGTTGCTGCTTTTGTTGTTGCATCTGTTACCACATCTGTTACCACATCTGTTGTTGCATCTGTTACCACATCTGTTGTTGCATCTGTTACCACATCTGTTGCTACTTTTGTTGCTGCATCTGTTGCTCCTTTAGTAAAAAATCCACTTATACCATTAAAAGCTCTACTAACAAGAGGTCCTAATATAAGACTTAATCCTATGCCTCCTATGATTTTACCAAACTTACTACCAAAAAGTTTATTAACTTTCTTTTTTATTTTTCTTCCTACTTTTCTTAAAAATCCCATAATTTTATCCTAGTCCTGCTGTGTATGAATTACGTAATGATGAAATAAGTTGTGTTAAATAATCATCATATTTTTCACCAGCTTTACCTTCATTAGCAATAGCTGTTGCAAGTATTTGAGCATTTCTGTTTTCTTGATTTTCAAAAGCTCTGAAATCAAAATCAGCTTGGTCTCTTAATTCTTGCCATAAAAATGCCATATTCTGACTGCTCATATTAAATGCATTCATTGCGTTCTGCATATTAATTTGATTTTGAGCAGCAGTATTAACTGTATTAGCTTGTCTTCTCCATTGTACATTAGAAGCTTCAACTGCTGCAGCATTTTGTGCATTCCAATTATTTCTTGCAAAATCTTGTTGACTATTAAATTGGTCTACCTGAGTCACAAGTTGTGCATTAAATTTTTCTATATCAGCTTCTCTACCAGCTCTTCTAGCTTCGGCTGCATTATTTTGACTAGCATTAAACTGTTCCATTGCATTATTTTGAGAAGCATTATACTGCTCCATTTGTGCACCAAGACTCATCATAAACTGGTCTCGTTGTTGCTCATTAGCAGCATTAAATTGAGCAGCAGCATTTTCAGCAGATTGATTTGATAGTATTCTCTGTTGCTCTTGCTGTGCTTCCATCATACGTGCTTGTTGATTATTATTTAAAATACTCATATCCATTTGTAAGAATGCTTGAGCATGTTGCATAGCTACTTTAGTTCTTTGGTCTACTGCAGCCATATCAAGTGATGCTAAAGCTGTAGCATCTTGTAAAAATGATTGTTGTTGAGCATTCATATTTTGTAATGTTACAGTTTGCATAAACTTACTATTAGCTAATTCTACTTGTTGCTGTGTATTAAATTTAGTTAAATCTAAATTAGCTTGTATAGAAGCATTTTGTATAGCCATTTGTTGGTCAGTATTCAACTGAGCTATATTCATTTGTTGTGCTAACTCTTTACTTCTAATATTAACTTGCATTTGTTTATTTAAGTTAGCAAGGTCTGTTTGTTGCTCATTACTTAAACTTTCTGCATCTGCTTGGTTCATTGCAGATAAATTAGCCAATCTCATTTGTTGGTCGTTAGACAAATTAGCTAAATCCATTTGTTGTTTAAATGCAGCATTCTTTGATAGAAAGTCTGCAGCAGTTTGAAACTCTGCCATTCTAAATTGATTTTCTGCAGATTGGTCAGCTCCTGCTCTAGCAGCATCTATTTGTAATTCTGCCATTTCTATCTGCTGTTCATTACCAAGATTTTGCATTCTCATTTGTTGGTCATTTTGAGACTTTATAACTGCTTCTTGTTGTCTATTTTGTAAGTCTGCTAACCCAGCTTGTTGTGTTTGTTCTGCACTTGTCATTACAGCTTGTTGATTAAATTGACTTTGTAATGTAGCCATTTGTTGAGCCATCTGTGCTGTTTGACTTTCAGCAGTCTGCCTGTTTGCTAAATTAGATAATCTTAATTGTTGTTGTTGACTTGCTTGTTGTAGATTAGCTTGTTGTTGATTACTTAAATTTTGTGTTGCTCTAGCTTGTAAAGCTTGTGCATTACTTTGAGCAATAGGAAAAGCACTTTGAATTACAGCATTAAACAATGCATCTCTACCAACTGTTGAAGGTAACATACCTCTTGCAGCCATATTTTGATTAACTGCATCAACAGCAGGTTTAGCCCATAGTGGTATATTACCATCTTCCATACCACCAAGTAGTGTTTCCATTTGTGATGATACTAAAGCTTCTTGAGGTAAAGCAGCTACAGCAGCTTGTACTTCTACAGGTTGAGTATCTACTTCAGCTCTAACACTTGCAGGGTCTTCTACCATAGCAGCAGCAATATCTTTTGGAATAAAAGCAGTAGCTGCTATCATATCTGCAGCAGCACTTTTAGCAGCAGTACCTGTTACTTGTCTTTGTTCAAGAGCATCATAACCTATAAGGTCTACTGCATTTTCAGCTATTTGATTTATTACAGAACCTTGAGCAGCAGTATCAGTTATGGCAGTACGAGTATTATATTCTGCATCTGGTCCTTCAACTAAATTAACTTTACTACCTCTAACATCTTTATCATAAATTTTAGATTGTAAAACTGCTTCAACATTATCAGCTTTTTCAGCTTCTGCTACACTTTTTTCTATTTTTGCAAACTTTGCAGGTTCTGTAAGATTTCTAATTTCTTCTAAGTTAGCTTTAACTACTGCATCTCTGTTACCTTGAGCAGCTTTAACAGTAACTTCTTCTGATACTGTTGTTAATTCATCTGCAGATATTTGAGCAGCACTTCTTTCTGTTGGTTGAGTTGCTGTATCAAGTTGTCCTTCTGTTACTGTTTCAGGTGTAACTTGCTCTGCTGTTTTACCTGTGACTGTAGTAGGCTCTGCCATTGTTGTAGTGCCTTGTTTAATATCTTCATCTACTGCTGTACCAGCTTCCTGAGAAACATCAGGAATAACAGCAGCTTCTGGAACTTGTCCTGCTGCTCTAGCTTCAGTTTCAGCTTCTGTTCTAGCTATTCTTTCTTGTCTAGCTTGTGAAGATATTGTACCTCTTCCAGCATTAAAAGCTTGACCTTCACCTTGCGTAATAGGTGTCTGTGGTGGATTATTAGGTGGGTCTTCTTTACCACCATTGTCGTCATCATCAGGTGGGTCAAAAGGTACACCTGGTCCTACTGGACCACCGGTAACTGGTTTTTCGTCTGGAGTGCTAATAGGTTTTTGAGGTTTTTCTTGCACACCACCACGTTGAGCTTTTACTCGCCCACCAGTACGCATGTCTACCCTACCACCAGTAGTGTATGTTGGTCTATATTTTTTAGTTCTTTTCTTTTTCTTCTTTCCCATTATTTTACCTCAAAGAGTCTGTCAACCTTTTCATGTAGTTTTTCTAATCTATCCATTAAGATATTCATTCCTTCTTTTACTTCTTGTTTGGTGACATAGTCTTTTGCAATCTCTTCTCGAGTCTTATTTAAAAGTATGTCTATTCTTTTTGCTTCGGCTTCGTTTCTACGAATACCGTAAAGTATGGGGGCTAACACCAAAGTTATAAAGATGTTCCAAAATAAATAAGGTGTTAGTTCCATAATTAACTGATAGTTTTAGTAACAGATGTAGGTGTAATTAGTTCAGCTATCTGTGAATCTAATGAAGCTTTCATAGCTGTAACTTCGTCAGCACCTAAAGCAGCTTCAACCCAACCTTGCACATCACTAGCTTTTAAATCTGCAAAAGCTGTGAAGCTTGAAAGGTCTGAAGTGTCAACACCTTGTGAACCATAAGAAGTAGCAGCCCAGTTATTACCGTCACTATCCTTATTAGTATCATCAGTTGCTGTAAGTCTCCAATGTACGC